GTCTTGATAATCCTCAAATCTTTCTAAATCTTTAATTTTTAGAGCAATACCACTAGGTGTTTCGCCACCATCTTGTGCAAACTGTACAAATAAGTGGTTATTTTGTGCTACAAGCTCCATTTGGAACTTTACATTTTCAATAACCTTAATTATATCGCCTGATGGTGATTTTATGTCATAATTTGCGTCTGATGGTAATTCTAAGATAACGTCTGAACCAAATCGTTGTCTATTTCCTAAATCTGCACCTGAAACTACAGGTTGTCCAAACATTTGGAATCTAAGACCTAATTGCATCTCGGTCATTGTGATATTTATATGTTCATTGGCTGAAACTATGTCATTTGCACCTTCAACGTAAAAACTATCTGTTTGATGTTCTCTATGAGTAAAAACAAAAGGTAAAACACCATATCCGTGTACATTTTCTTCTAAAATATTACCTTCTTCGTCAAAAATAACATATTCCTCACTATTCCAATGAATATATTGAGTAGAATCTGATTTTGATGAATCTTCTGTGTAATTCATTAGAGGATAAGATATTGCAACAGGTTTAAAAGGGTCATTCCCAAAGAAAGGATGGAAATAATATACAGGTTGATAGTCAAAATAAGGATTTTTTGTGTCCATATAAACAATTCTTGTTGCAATAGTACCAATAAGACGTGTCATACGTTCAATATGTTTCATTTTGGTGTCTTTTAGCTTAGTGAGGGCAGAATATTTGTTATTTACGTTCCTAGAAGCACCAACTGTGTAAATTCTTGACATTTTATTGATAAATTTCTTGGTAATGTTAGATTGATATGGTGGAACTTCTCTAAATGCCTCCAAATCAAACTTTTCTGCTATATATTGAGAAGTATTGTTACCATTATAGTAATCTAACAACTTATTTACATAACCTTCTCTTTCTTTATGATTAAATACTTTTAAATTTTCTAAACTTTCCTGAATAATATCCTGAATCATTACCTTTGCCTCACTTTAATTTGTTTGTTCTTTATTGGAAAATGATTTATAAAAAAGTACCTTAACATATCACAAGCGTGGTCGTGATAGCCGTCTTTTATTGGTTCTTGTTTAAGTGGTTTTCCGTCTTGTGCTTCAGGGTATCTATAACCCTCTAAATCTTCTGCCATACCTATGCAATTATTGTTTAAATGTAAATATCTATCACCATTAGCGTTTTCTATAAAACTTCTAACGTGATTTATACCAGCTGATATACTTCTTGATGGTTTATCTGTAATTGTATTCACTATAATTCCATTTTTTCTAAAAATTTCTATATCTCCTACGCCTGATTGACCTTGTGCTTGTAATCCTGCTGGGTCGCCATAATATTTAACAGTTTGGTATCTTTTGCTTTTAATAATTTTGGCAAGTTCATCTGTCTTTATATTTGTTTGATGTATTATCTCGTCAATCATATTTATATGCCATTGTCCATTGACACGATACGTTTGAAACCATCCCACAGCACACATCCTGTACCCAAAATCAATACTACAAAAAGTAGGAAGATGTGGATTATAAGGATAGTAACCGACATCAAGATTCCTATCAAAAGGATAAACCCTACCTTCAAAACTTGTGAACTGTGCACCATACTCTTGGTCAAATATTTCTTTAGACATATTACGCTTTCTCTCAATGAGAAAAGTGTCATTTTTCCCATCAGGAAATGCGAAATTATTATCCCAGCTTGGTGCTTGATGTGATTCCCATAGTTCATCACTTTTTCCAAGTAAAAACAAATCATATAACCAATTAAACCCTTCAGGTGTTGATATAAATATTCCTTTGCCTTTTCTATCAGATAATGTGGGAGATAAATACATATCCCAAATTCTAGGTCTAACTTTAGCTGCCTCGTCTACTATCAGCAAATCTAAACCCTCACCTACAAGTGAATCAGGATTGTCTGCTGATTTTGCTTCTACAGTAGTTCCCCATTTGAATTTGATATATCTTTCTTTCTCACTTGCCTTTTCTATATCGTTTTGATGTCCTTTTACCATAAGATTCCACACTTCCCTGAACATCAAGTCGGCTTTATCATACGAAAGACCTACAAGCCATATTCGTTTGTTCGGCAGGGAGGCGTAGAATGTCGCTTCCATAGCCGATGCCGTAGTCTTCCCGAAACGCCTCCCACAAACCATTACAAAAAACCTTGCCGTTTCTTTAGTAGGAAAATGAAGTTTATTTTGTCCATCGTGTGGTGTGTAGTCTAAAAATTCAAACCATTTTTTTTTATATTTATATAAATCTTGCATTTTTCTACAATATTAATTTAAGTTACAATGTATGTAAAATACAAGATATTGTATTTTGAGATAAAAAAAACACAACATATAGGAGGGCAGTATGTCCGAAGAAGCAAAAGTATCTAACGAAACAGTAGTGGAAAGTGGTACAGAAGATGTTACTCAAGAAGTTGCTCAAAATGAGTACATAGCAGAAAGCAAGAAGTATAGAAAAAGAGCACAGGAAGCCGAATCACAATTAGCTAAACTCCAAAAGACGATAGCAGCACAAGAAGAAGAAAAATTAAAACAAAAAGAAGATTTTAAAAGTCTTTATGAAAAAGTTTCTTCTGAAAATGCAAATCTTTCAAAAGATGCAGAAAGATGGAAATCTTACGAATCTAATAAAAGAACAGCATTACTTGATAGGCATCCTGAAGATGAAAGAGAATCTTTATCACGACTTGATTTAGAAACTCTTGAATATGTAACTAACAAAATTTCAAAACCCACTAACCCTGAAGTGGTTGGTAGAGCAAAAGTTTCTGCACAAACGTCAAACAAGGCTTGGAAAGATATGAATGACGATGAACGTAGAGCCTTTTACGATATGAAATCCAAAAAGGGTTAGTTTTAATTTAGGAGATAAAAATGCCTTTAGCAGGAACAAATAACGTAAATCTCGCAGGTGGTCTGAGAGATACAGACGCAGCAACGTCCACGCTGCAACATTTCATACCAGAAGTATGGGGTGCTTCAATTATGGACTATATGGAAAAAAACCTAGTATTTGGTGCTTTAGCAAATGATTTGTCAGGAATGGTATCAAATGGTGGTGATAGAATCCATTTACCAAAACATACAGAACTAACTGCAGGTGATACCTATGGTGCAGGAGTTGTAGAAACTCTTATTGATTCTAATTTAGCTTTTGCTAAAACAACTGATGCTGAGGACCAATATACTTTAGATATTAACCAAGCTATTCATAGTGCTATCGCAATTACTGACATAGCAAGAGTACAATCTTCTTATGATGTTATGAATCTATATACATCGAAGTTAGGTTATGCTTTAGCTAAAAAAGTAGACCAATACTTAGCACAAAAACTATTTGAAGAAGTAGCTTTTAATTATGCAGATGGAACAGATGATGGTGCTCAAGCAGGAAATACTATTGAATTAAATGGTACACACGACAAAACAGATATAGAAGCAGTTGGTGTTGCTAATATGTTACAAGCAATATATGAAAATGATGCTAATATTGATGATTTTGTAATGGTGCTTACACCACAAACATACGCAAGTCTATTTAAGTTGTCAGACTTTGCTAGATATGATGGTATAGGAAACTCACAAGGTTCTGAAGTTCCATTTATTAGTGGATTTGCAGGAAAACTTGGTGGTGTTGAAGTTATTGTTTCTAATAACTTTATGCACTATGGTGCAGGTTCTTCTACATTAGCAGCTTCATCTACGCCTGTTGGTAACTTTAGTGCTCAAGGTGTTGATAATGAAAGTGAAAAATTATTAGGATTCTTAATTCATAAAGATTCTATGCACATCGCATACGCTAGAGATATGAAAGCTAGAGTTCAAAGTGATTATCACTTACCTTCATTATCTACAAGATTTGTTGCAGATAGTGTATATGGTTGCTTATTAACAGGTAGTACAACTGCAGGAAACAAAAGAGTTTTCGCACTTGTAAGTCCTGCTTCATAGTAAGTAGTTATAATAATAATAAGGGGGTAGGCAACTACCCCCTTTACTTAGGAGTAATATGTCATTAATAGAAAGTATAAAAGAACACGAAGGTTATGTAGGTATAGTATATAAGGATAGTTTAGGGATAGATACTATAGGTTACGGCTTTGCAATAAAAGATTTAGAATTAGATAGAGATATATGCGACATTATCTTAGAGAGAAAATTACAGGCATTAGAAGATAGCGTTAATTTAAAGTTTAATTGGTATAGTGATATGCCTGAAGAA